AAATGCATCAAGTTGTGTTGGTTCTGGTGTTGTTACACTGTTAATTGTATTGGTTACATTAACATTTAAAGATGATGTTGATTGTTTAACTGTGGCAAAGTTTCCTTGTTTATCACCAATGGTAATATCATCGACAGATGATTCTAAATCTTGTGATATTACCCTTAAAGCATTTAAACCACTACCAGCATCTACAACATCCACTCTTAAATTGGAATTATGATCTTTTAGTTCTACGGCACCGATGCTAACATCTTTAGCAGAAAGAGTTACAGTAAAATCATCAAAATTTGTAACATAAGATGCTTGTGCAAATAATTTTCTGTTTGCATCGTTTTCGACCTCTAACCAAGAATTATTATAACCTATATTACAGTTGGGCGGTATAGAAGAAACACTATTTATTAGATTATACATTCTAATAAATACTTATCTTTTTTATTAGTGAATAATCAAATATGTTCCTCGAACATCTCTTCTACTAGCAGACAGGTCAGATTCACCGGGTAAAACAATGACGTTATACTGTCCAGCATCACCTTTAGGTGTGTCTTTTAGTTCGTCAATAGTTAATAAAGTTTTTGGATCAATATTATATTTTTGAGCAATAATACTTTTTGTTGCATCAACATTATTATATTTCCATTTTTTATCGTCACCTATTTCAATATATTTGAAACGAGTAATTGCATAAAGTTCTGGTTCTTTTACTTTATCCTCAACATTTACTATGTATGAAACTTTATCTTTTTTAGGATCAATTAATTTTTCTTGTTCTTTTCTTGCGCCATAAGAAAAATTAAAGATAACATTTTCTGGTGGATTTGGAAAAGCTTTGGTCATCTCTACTTCTTTTGTATAAATGTAATGATCAACCATGGGCGTGTTCTTTACAATATCCATGACGATATTAAAGAATTTTGGAGATAATAAATCGCCAGAATCATTCCAACGAATTTGTACTCTTTTGTTTCTATGTTTTACGGCGGCTAATTTTATTTCTGCTTCCAATTGACCTTGAAAACTTTCAGGATCATTGAACAAATAATTTAGTGTTCTGTTTTGAAACATAGAAACTTCTGGAAAGAGTGTATAAGATCCATGTTTTGCATAACAAACTAATTGACATGCACCAGCGGATGGACATGTATCTACAATTTTGAATTCTCCAGTATCCTCATCTATTACCAAACCTTTTAATGCTGGTAAAGTAGTATTATAAAATACTGTATCTTCAGTAGAACTCTTTTTCATTTTTGCGTTTTGGCGCAAGAGTTCTTCGGGTCTTTTAGTTAAAATATTTTTAAAAGCATCCAGATCTACAGTTTCTCCGCTTGGTGTTTGGACCAAGACTCTTTGTGCAATAGAAGCATGAATATGAGGCATATGCAAGTAATCTTGCTTCTGTGTTTTAGGGTCTACTTTTTTGACTCTTTTCTTTTCGACTACTCTATTGATATAATCAACAAGTTTTTGTGAATCGATGGGTCTTGTTGTTCCCATTGAAGAATCGAAGGCTTCTCCAAGACGAACACCCTCATACAAACCTTCCAGTAAAATTTGATCTTTTGAACGCATATATTATATATTTACCGTAAATGCTTACTTAACAAACACTTTAACGTGTGGGTGTATTGTCAAATAAGTTATAGCGTCTTCGTATGTCCTAAATTCTTTTACAACTTCTTTTTCGTAAGTTGCATAAAACCTAAAAGTTTCTGTTTTTGAATTTTTTGCTTTTAAGTTTTCTGTTTTTAAGTTTTGCATAACTACATCAATAGCTTTTTTAATATTAGCATCCGATGTAGGGTCGTTCTTCGAGTTTTCTGTAGAAGTATACATGTTACATATACTTACGATTTAATAGTTCTCTTTGATCCATTTAATGACTCTATTTTTATACTTTTTAGAATAGTAGAATTCATAATGACCAAACAACTTTCTCATTCCACAAGCATCCCAATTTTTCTTTGCCCACCATTCAACCCAATTTTCGGCTTCAAATATTAATTCGGCTGGATAGTTATAACTGTCATGAAATTCTTTAAAGACTCCATTACGGATACAATAAACATGTCCTAGTTCATGGAAAACTGTTTCGGCTAAACGTTTTTTGGTAATCTTTTTATTTATGAAGATCTTTTTGCCTGTAGTGGCGCATTGACCATCAAATTCTTTGGTAAAAGTATTAAAACCAACTTTGACGTTATAAGCCTTACACAGTTCTCGTAAAAACTTGTAAGTTTCTTTTTTTGTCATAGCTCACCTAGGGTTTAAAATCTTTTCTTTCTTGAGCCTGTCTCTGAGCTTTCTTTCTTTCTTTTTTTTAGGAGTCTCAAATGCTCGCTTAGAACGAACCTGATCAATAACCCCTTCGATCAAGAGATTGGTTTTTAATCTTTTAAGAACGCGATCTAAACCAGCTTTATCTTCTCGATCACGTTTGTTGAGTTTGATTTCAGTGTTTATAACCATAATTTTGAAAAGTATTGTATATGAAATTTTGGAAGTTGCAAGTTTTTTTTGGTGCGGGATGAGGGAATCGAACCCTCGTCTAAGCTTTGGAAGAGCCTCGTTTTACCATTAAACTAATCCCGCCGTCCCAACTGGAATTACTTCACAGCAGCGACTGTAGTTTTACCACAAGGCTTACATTCTTTTTTGGAAGCACATGCAGTCAAACCAACCATTGCGACTAACGATAGGATGATGTATTTCATAAGGTCACTATCCTACTACAGATTTAGTTGTTTGTCAAATAAAAACATCCTCGACGGGTTTCGAACCCGTACTACCACCGTGAAAGGGTAGTGTGCTAACCGTTACACTACGAGGACTAGAGAAATATTTATATTGACTCTACCAGTAATTTTAGATAATATCAAGTTCAAATATGAATATTTTTGTTTTAGACGAAAATCCCAAGACAGCGGCACAATACAATTGTGATAAACATGTTGTAAAAATGATCGTAGAACTCTACCAGCAATTAGGTTCGGCTGTAATTCGTAGTGGCGCAACACCAGAACTTATGCCACTAACATCAAAAAACACGCCACTAAAAGGAGGCTATCACAATCATCCATGCACCCGTTGGTGTGGAGATTCAAGAGACAATTATGAATGGGCAGTCGAACATGCATTGGAACTTTGTCTAGAATACACCAAAAGATATGGAAAGATTCATTCATGTGAAGCAGGAATCATTCATCTGGCAAAGATGAGCGAACTTATCCCCGAAGGATCTTTGACCCCTTTTGCGCTGGCAATGCCTGATGAATATAAATCCGAAGATGCCATAAACTCTTATCGCACATATTATTTGAATGACAAAAAAGCCTTTGCCAAATGGGAAAAATCAAACAATGTTCCTTTTTGGTGGAAGTTGTAACTCAAATAAAATAAGTAACACCATGGGAGGAAATTATTAGCTACTATGACCATGTTACTAGTAATGTCCCTAGTAGCAATTGGTGCTACCGTTTACTTGGTAGTTTGTGATTAAATAATTTCAGAGCTTTTTTTACAATCTCTTCTTTTTCCAGATTAAGATCCAATAGTCTTTCGACTTCTCTTGGGAAAATTCTTTTATGGGATTTACAATATTCGATGATTTTTCTCTGCTCGATTGTAATGTTTCGAAGTTCTTCGTTGAAATTTAAAAACTTGTGGACCTTCTTTTTGATGCGAGGGTTTTCATCAATCAAATGACGATAATTATCCAAAACCGTATTTAAAACTTTTTCACCATCATAATCGGCAATAAATGACATTGATTCAATTATTTCCTGATAATCGTCTAATTCTTCATCGTCCATATACTTTTATTTAAAGTATTATGGACAGTTTTTCAATCTTTATATTTTTTTAAGAAGTTTGGGAAGAGCATCATTCACGGACTTGGACAATTTAAGTTTGTGAAGGCGTGACAAAGGAACCCATGCAAAGTCAACGTGTTCATTGGAAATTTTTGGAATAAATGGTTCTTTTACTTTCATGATAAAAGAATAACATGCTCCACCCGTTTCCTTTTTGATATATCTGATATAATCGATAACTTTACCTTTGGGTAAAAAACCAATTTCTTCTATACATTCCCGTCTTGCTGTTTGCATCGGAGTCTCTTTCTTTTCGCTATGACCACCAACAAAAGTATATTTCCCGTTG